GTCCAGTCAATCTGATTGAACGCATCGAGTTTGCCATACTTAGCATTCTTCATCTGGCCTAAGCCGTAATGAGATCCATTACGTGCATCAACTCTCCAGTTGCTTTCCTTTGTGATGAGTTGATCTAGGCAAGTGAACTGCTCCATTGATACCAGCCGAGAGTGTGCGTATAGTTTGAGTAAATCAGTCTGCGATACTGCTTTGGCTTCGATTGTTGTGGATATTGTTAAGATCAGAATTGACATAGGAAGAGCCAATAAGTTTTTATTATTTTTAATCTTTATATTTATTTTCTTTTTATTTATCTTTATTTTCAAGATATTATCTTTCAAGTATAGCGATGCACACTGACATTCTGTCAAGCATTGAGTGCGGTGTGTCTCATTGTCCACAGGCTTCTGTGGATAACTATTTGATTGCATTGAGTATCTCCCTGCTTAATTCAATCGGAACCATTGAGCGTTGCTTAGAGCCTTTAATGCCTTGTGTGCCTGTCTTAGATCCTCTTGGAGCCGCTTCGTGGCACTTGTCCCCATTCTTGCAGTGTGGCCTGGCAGTCCAGCCATCAACCGCGCCCCAGAGGTCAGTCGGTTTCATACGCGTTTCTCCATAAGTGCAATATGTGACTGTGCGTCTATCCATGAAATCCATCATCGATTGCTTTCTAAGCATTCCACGCGGATTCTCTATAATGAAGCCTTTTGTTGGCTTTAGTTCACGAATGAGAGAGATTGTGTGCTCAATTATCTTTAAGCCGGCAATTGCTTTCTCATTCTTTGGCTCCCCATTAGGAGTCCAGTATGTGCTGCATGAGGCCACGCTGAAAGTTGTGCAAGGCGGCGAAGCCCACACGAAGTCCGGTTGGCCGTACTTAGTCACAAGATATTCGGCGCTGATGGACAAGATGTCTCTCTCATCGGCTGCAAATTGCTCATCAAGTTCAATCTTGACCACTGTGTGACCTGCATCGTGGAAAGCCCGTGTCGCTGATCCTGTACCAGCGAAGAAATCAAATATCAGCAAGGCCAGCCACCAGAGAATCATCGACCAATTTGACCGAGAATGCCCCACACCCAGAGCATTGAGCGAACCATTCGTGCTCAGTCAATTCGGCTCCTTTAGTGATGAGGTGTTCTCGACGCCCGTCGCCGTAGAGTTTCTTGCAAATTGAACAATCAAATCGCAGCAGTGGCATATTCGCTCCTGGCTAGATTCTCAATTGGATTGAGATTGCCTTGATCTATCCACCAGGAATCCTGACGTGGATTCTTAAACCTCTTACGCTTAGCGAATGCCACTGGAAGCCAGCCGACGATGTAGTAAGTCGGAGACTTGCCCACGACTAGCACTGCCACATCATCATCTCGATCGTATGGATACACGATGAGATTGCCACCAGTGTATGACGTCCAACGAACCTCGATGCCCTGGCCTACATCTGCCCGTCTCTTGCCCTTGTTGTCGCTGATGTCGTAGTCAAGCCCGAAGTATCGTGCGACTAGTAATTCAGCAGCAAGAGATTCGGCATATTCAACACATCGTTCATGATTGTTAAGTTTTGAGTTGTATTGAATGCCGTGACCTAGTGAGCCAGATTGTGCAAATACGACATCACTGGCGCGTCGATGGATAGCCCATTCATCGGCCTCGCTGATTGTCATTTTCTGCATTGAGTGCAGAACCAAAGAACCGGCTCTCCTCCGACTGCACGCAAATAACCTGCACGATCTAGCATCTGAATACTGTTACAGTGATCGCAATTCTCGACTTTGTATTCGGCGACGATTTTGCCATCGACAAGAGTCCGACCAATCATCGTGTCCACATCAATCATTTCAGTCACGCGGCTCATTTTGTAGCCATCACAATCAGAGCAAGAATGAGAATGCACTCGATAATCACAAGAATTTTGATTAGACGATTCTTCATCATACTTGTGGCCTCCACTGTCCATCAGATCCGAGCATGTACCAGGCCGGCGGACACTGCTTCGCCTTGACCTTTTCAACGCACATATAACCGCCCCAGCCCTTGCCAGTCTTGGCTGATGTGCCTTCTTTCCAAATCATGTGACCATGAGCGCACATCGGAGCAGCAGCAACTTGAACGCCGCCTAGAGTTTCTTTGATCGTGTCAATGGCAGTTCCCAGAGTTGGAATTCCGGCTTCTTCTGCCTCTTCGCGTGTCTTAAACGATGGGACATCTCCATGCTTTGTGTTCCAGTAGTCATAGGCGACGGCTGAATCTTGAACAATCTTTGGATCGATTCGCTCTACTTGCTGCATATTCTGAACTGTTGGTCGTTTATCAGATCCAAGCACCAGGCCGACACATCTGCCAATTGCGCTTGTGACTGTATCCTCGACGAACCATTTTTTCATCTGGACGTTGTAGGTATTTACGTTGCCGAATGCGTAATCAATGCCGGCTGGCTCTTGATCTTCGTAATGACGATAAACACGGCATTCAACTAGGACGTAGCCCTTTTCCAAGTTGATGTCCATGATTGAGGTGTGAATCTTGCCGTCTTTGTGGGTAGCCCAGAATCGCTGAATGCGTGCGGCAACATCTTCGTAATTTTCCAAGAAACTCATTTAGCAACCGCCTTAGATGAAATATGGCGAGTCACTGCTCGGCCTCGTTGATAGCCTTCTTTGTGACCTTCTTTGTAACCTACCGAATAACTGACAATCGCCCAGAAAATACAGGCGATAGCCATAAGGACAAATAGTCCGATTTCACTTGTTGTCATTTTGCTCCCGTGGGAGCCTTGTCGTTGCTCCCAAATAAAGAATGACATCAACAACCGACATTGGCAAGATTCGCCTCGGCGTGTCTATTTCTTAAGAGCAATTTCCAGCATCATTTGATCTAAGCGCTGCTCAATTCGATTGACTTGATCCTTGAGACTGTTCCCACCATTCGGTTGAAACTCTCGCATGATCGACTTCACCATGAATCTCATTGACGAATAGATGGCAGTGAGCACCGCAAGGACAAGCCCACCCACCGCCGTCCATTCGCCGACACTCACTTCGTCTTACCGAATTGCGCGTCGTTAGGATTTAACCAGCGAAGAATCACTGGCAGAATTGAAGCGATACCTGCCCCGGCAATCGCTTTCGGATCTGTCACACCGGCAAGATATACGGCGATGCAACTACTGAGGAAACTTCGTCCCCACGAAGCGCCCATAGCCTTGAGATCTTTCATTTCTTTTTCTCCTTTGGCTTTGCCTTTTGGATTGGCTCAACCAGTGGATATTCTCCATCATAAGCAACCAGGCGAGCGCGAGCGAAACCCACAATCTCCTTGCCGATATAGCGCTGCTTAAGCATCACCATTCCGCCGTTGCGTTGATCTCCGTTTCCGGAGGTATTGCCTTCGATAGTTAGGACGCTCGACGCACCAACCTTGACGACAATTCCGATGTGACTGATGCGATCAATGCCATCATGTGGAAAGTCCATAAAGCAAAGATCTCCCAATTGTGGCTTTTCTTCAATCCAGCGACCAAGTTCTTTCATCTTGTGAGCACCGGCAGCCGTTGAAACCATTGATGGAATCTTGACTTTTGCCGCATCGAATACCCAATTGCAGAACGAACCGCACCAGGGCAGTCCGTCGGCCTTTGTGAATTTGCCGTACTTTGTCAGATTATCGCCAGTCTCAACTGTGCCAATTTCTGCTAGTGCGACTTCAATAATCCGAGCAGCAGTGCCTTCTGGATACATTAAAGTCCAAGAGCCTTCAGATCATCAGCAGTTAAACCAAGCGCAGCCAATTTGGCTTGTGCAGTTGCTTTGTCTGTCTCTGCTTTTGCATCTTGTTGCGCTTTCCAAGCATCATATTGAGCAACGCCAGCCGTGAATTGTGCCTTAGTAATTGGCTTACATTCCAGGAATTGGATACCTTCGTAATCATCTCCAGAAATATACCAACCACCTTCTGGCAATAAATAATTAAGAACTTCATAACCTTTCGCCATTATGCACCTATTTCCATGAGAATGATTGTGGACAATTCGCTTGCTTCTTGGCATGAAATTAAAGAGGCTGCCACTCTGTTCTTAAATTGTGTTTTGTACGTTGTTGCTGATGTTGTTGCTGGTGAATCTAGATAATTGATGTTAAAGGTGAAATCGCCATTTCTGATTGCTGTATCTGTTGCCATTCCTTCATTGGATATTTGAGCAATTGATGATCCGCCGCGTTGTAATTGTAAAAGCAGAGCATTCCCAGAATTTCCGTTTGTGCGATTTGTACCGCAATTAGAAACCAGAACTAGAACTTTTGATGTTGCAGAACTTGGCGTGATTGTTGCAGTTAAATTAGTGTCCGCGTAAGTAGTCGTGCTATTAGTTGCTCGCGTTGTTGTTGTTCCCATGACTACTTGTAAGACTTTTCCGCCTCCTGCTGGAGCAGCCCATACCGGCGCACCTCCTGAAACTGTCAAGACTTGTCCAGTTGAGCCAATACCTAGACGATCAAAAGTGCCTGAACCTGTGCCTTTAATCAAATCGCCGGCCGTTGTGATTGTCGTTGCCATTGAATTAGTGATGGTCACTGCTCCAGAAGTGCCACCGCCTGAGATTCCAGTGCCAGCAGTGACGGCAGTGATGTCACCGACGTCATTAGTGATCCAAGTAAAAGCCATATCGGTCGCGCTTGTCTTAGACAAGATTTGACCAGTTGTGCCGCCTTTAAGTTGAGCCATTGATGTATCGACGGCCTGGCCGAATGTGTTGAAATCAGCCGGAAGATTCGTGACGAGACTTGTACTCGTCGGCATCACCCAGCCGAAGTTTGTTGTTGGATTTGCCATTGTTTCTCCTTAGTTCACGACTAGCGCGTCCGCGTAGTCAAGGGTAGGGCTAAGCGTGTTGAAAGTTTCTGCGACACTCACATCTTGCCACTCCATCGCCTGGAGTGAGAATGCTAATGGCGAAACAAGAAGAGTCACTGCGAGTTCGTTATAGGAAGCCTGGAATCGCCAGCCCTCGACAAAGCCCAAGAAGTTTCCGGATTGCATATTGACGGGCAAGTCCGAAAGCGAAATTGGCTGACCCATGAACACATTGATAAGAGCGTCACGATCTAAGTCATCAAGTTCTGGATTAGTCAATGCGAAAGTGATTGATTCTAAGAATCCTTGAGGTTGGGCTCGCAGCGTCAAATAGAAGTCGGCTTGATCTTGGGCATCAACGGCGTGATTGAGCGAGGTCGTGATTTGCTGAGCGAGTTTTCCATAGAGTGCAATCGAATCCGCATTAGTGGCCGTCTCTGTTCCAGATTTCCATACGATGGAGACATCGTTGCGAATATCTCCGGCCTTAGTCTGAATCTTAATTCCACGCGCTAAAGCCTGATTAGCCGTGAGTTCTGTGTATCCGTTAATGGCAAGGTAAGTCGAACGATGTGTGGAATCGGCATAAGAAATCTGACCTTGAGCATTTTCGTAAATATAACCAAGTCCAGAAGTTGCAAGGTCAGCCACAAGATTCCAGACGACTGTCTGATTCGCTCCACGATTTGCAAGTTCGTAATTGCCTGGACGATCTATCTCACCGAGCCCTGTATTTTCTGCATCAGCCCACGTCTGCGTCGCTGGCGTATAAGTCGCCCACGTAAGAGCGGCTGGTACTTCGCCCCAGTTATTTACCAGTAAATCCTGGAGAATTGTGTAAATCTGGTCACCATCGAAATCAACCGAAAGCACGCCTTCAGTTAATGCCTTCTGAAGCCTTGCTAGGGCTCCTAGAGCCGTGATTGTTATCTCTTGAGTGATTGCCACTGAACCGGCTTGCGAGACAACCACTGAGACGTCCACGACGGAACCGCCAAAGATTGGAACGAAAGTGCCAGAAGTGTCCTTAACCTCGATTGTGACGGAGTCATTGATTTCGGTTGTGATGGCTGCAAGATTGAGATTGATGAGATTGATTGTGCAATAACCGGCTTGAGCCTGTGTGTAGATATTTGTGCGTCCTGACGAAATTGAAAGATTAGCAAGAATGACGTCGGTGTACTCAACCGCGTTGATTAACACGCGCCAGATTGGAGCCCACTGTGTCATTAGATAGCCTGAAGTGCGCCGGCTCCGCCAGTGCCTCGAAAGAATGAATCATTAAGAGTGTTGATGATTGTCCGAGCCGTACCTTCAGAATCAATGGCTCCATTAACTGTGAGGTTGATTGTGGGAGACGCAGCCGATTGAGCACTTATACGAGCCGCATTCTGTGAATCTGTAAATCCACCTCCGGCGACGCTAGCGATTGCCGCACCTGAAACCGCAGAAGATACTCCGCCCGTGGAAGTTGTAGATCCTGTTCCGGTTGAAGTGGTAACTGTTGGAACGGAAATTGTTGGCACTGTTAATGATGGCGTTGCAGTCTTTGGAATAGTTACGTTCGGAACGCTAATTGATGGAGCCGAAATTTGTGAAACGTTAGGCAAGAATGGAATTGAGTTGTAAACACGAATGAGAGCGTTAATGCCTGATACTGCTCCAGAAATCAATGAGTTCAATCCACCAATAACCGCTCCGATGACGTTGATGATTCCGCCAGCAATTTCTCCAACAACCTTGAAGGCTCCGCCTAAGACTGTGACTAAAACCGGCACAACGTATTTCTGAATAAATCCGATAAATTCTGTGAAGGCTTCTTTGTTGTTATCAATTGCGTCAGTGATTGGCTTGAAGAAGTCTGCGAACTGACCAAGAGCCGGAACGACCTTGCTCACGATAAAATCAACAAGTTGCTGAATAATTGGAAGCAATTTATATCCGATAGTTTCTTTTGCTTCATCGAATGTGACTTTCAAGCGATCTAAACGGCCTTGATATGTCTCTGCATTTGCGGCGGCAGCGCCACCAAATAAATCTGTTAGTTTCTTCTGGACGTCAGTGAATGACATTGTTTTAAGTTCAGCAGAAGATAATCCGATGCCTAACTTTCCAAGAGCGGCAGTATTGCCATCGTATGCCTTACCGATTGCGTTCGCCACTGCCTCGAGCGGCTTGCCTGTTGATGTAGAGACATCAAGCGCAACGGAAAGAAGATCCTGCGCCTTGCTTAAATCTCCAGTCGAGAGCGCGATGCGCTGCAAGGCCGGACGAAGTTTGTCATCGCTGACGCCGGTTGCCAAAGACATCTTAAGAATCTGATCTTCTGTGGCTTTAATTTGTGCTTCAGTTGCTCCTGTTGCAGATTTTAGAGCGTTAGCAAGTTTTACCTGTGCCGCTTCATCTTCAATCGCCGCCTTGACGCCATCGACTCCGATTTTGATTGCATAAGCAGCAGCAGCAGCGCCAGCAGCCGCGAAGGCCATGCCGGCTTTCTTGCTAAATTCACCCATCTTGGAAGAAGAGTCATCAACGTCTCCATTGGCTTGAGCCAGCGATTTCTTGAGTTGATCTACATCAGCCAGAATCGAGAGTTTAAGTGTGCGCGATTGTCCGGCCATTTACCACTCCTTCAAGATTCGGTCGAAAGCATTTTCCCACTTGTCAATGATTTCTGGCTGGATTGCGCGGAGTGTCGGATAAATAAACCAGCCAGTTGAGCCGCGCCCTGTTGAGCCCGACCAGATTGGGAATTGCTTAAACTTGTTAGATCCGAATTCTGTACCGCCCCAGAGATCCTTTGTTGTTGCTCCGCCAGAGAACTTTTGACTTACAAAGCCGAAAGAGAGTTCACCAATCTTGGAAGATTTAGAAACACGAGAGCCACTGGCAATTCTGTCGGCTGCTTTGCCCCTGGTGACTGCCTTTTGCTGAATTTTGCCTTGTGCAAATTCTGCCAGCGCTGATGATTCTCTTTTAGCCGCATCTGTGGCTTCTGAATCCATCGCCTTAAATGCTGAAGTAATGCGACGAAGGTCAGCCTTATCGTAAGCAATTTCAACCTTGTCGCTCATTCTGTTTCTCCAGTATCTCAAAGGCCGTATAGATTTGCTCCGCCGTCGTCCATTCGCTCATCGGAATTCCTGTGGCTATCGCTAACTCCACAAGTATTCGATTTACGCTTCCGGCGGCGTAACTTTTGGGAGAACGTCACCGACTGTCACGTCGGCCACTGTTTCACACCAGATTTCATAACCTTTAATTGGCTTACCACCGGCTTCACGTTTCATCGCATTCCACGCAAGGAAGAGAAGATCAGATATTCCAATCTTCTCCTGCGCTTGCGAGATTGTGCTGCCTGTCTTTTGTTCCCATTTAGCCCACTCTGGCGGTTGTGCGGTGTATGTGCCGAACTCGCCATTTGTGTATTCGATGGTGATTGGTAGTCTCATTATTTGCTCCCGTTTCTATTGATTAACTAATTGTGAGAACTGGTGTTGTTGAGCAGAGCATAGACCAGGTGTCAGTCTGTGCATCTGGAGCAGTGCCGCCAGCAGTTGGAGCCACTGGAAAAGCATTACCTGCGAACACCGCGCCGGTTGCAGTTGTTAAACTGAAAGCGAGTGCAGTATTTGGAGCAGAAGTGAAAGCAGTCCACATCGCCTCAAAGAGTGATGAAGTTGCGCCCCAATCTGCAAGAAGTGAGATGTTGAGTGTCCATTGATCATCGATGTGCTTGTAAGCCTTGCCATCGAGTGTCTGATAAGTAGTGATGACTGGCGCATTGACGAGAGTCACTGAAGTCGTCTGTGCGTCGTAATTAGTCGTGGCTAGTGTGAATACTATGTCGCGACCGGTGACGATTGTTGTTGGCATGATTGCTCCTTAGATTGTCTGTTGTGTGTAGTAAGTGCTGACCGCGAGATCCGCCACTAGTAGGTTAGATGCTCCCACTGATTGAATTGTCGGACGTTGGACGTCTCCGACTTCGTAACCAGTTGGCATCGCTGCGATGATGCTGATTATCAATTGCTCAAGATTGTCTAGTGCTCCGGCCGTGTTGTTATACGCAACGGCCGCAGTAACCACGAAGTTAATTTTCACGCGCACCGCAGACTTGCCGATTGTTGTCGTCTCTAAATAAGGCGAATCGGGAACGATTACGCAAGCCGGAGGAATGACTGCTTCTGGAGGCGATGAATAAACTGAAGCGACGACGCCAGAAAGTGCAGTCGCAAGAGTGCCTCGGACGTTGGTCGCAATTGTTGTCGGAGTTGGCATCACATAGCCATCGTTGAAGTATCAAGGAATGGAGAAAGTAATCCGACCACTCTGTTCATTAAGGATCGTCCCATTCTGTACGGAGATGGAGTGAAATCCACGCCTTCAATTTGTCCGCCTGGAGCGACCACTGATTGGAAAATCTCCACACTAACAATCGTCACGGCTTGTTCGACTGCCGGAGTTGATGCGTAAAGTGTGGCGGCGTTGGATCCGGATAAGTAAGCAACGCCAGCCGGTATGACTTCGCGAAATGCGATGTTTGCGTTTGTCTTAGCGGCAGTAAATACATAGAGCGCTTGACCATACATATTGATTGACGGAATGAAAGGAAACGCTTGCCAGTAATTAGAAGTGACTGTGATTGTGCCGTTGAAAGTTGATGGAACGCAACCAGTGACGACGACTGTCTGACCCTCGACGAAAGTGTTTGGACGTTGCGTGATGTAATAGGCGACGTTGTTCTCAAGATAAACGCCGGCGATTGCTGCTTGATTAGCCGTTAGCATCGGCAAGATTACATTCTCAGCAGAATCAATGATTCCGTCGAGATAAGCATCTGAATACAGGGACGACGAAACGCCCAAGACTGTTCGCAACTGCGATGCAGTAATGATTGCTGGCATTTCATCGTCCCTTCGTATTCGGCTGGGCTAGATACGGGAGCGCACCTAGCCCATGATCAGTTTGTTTAGGTTAGGTTGAAGCGACGAATGCCGCCGGCCTGTGTAACTCCTGCTGCAACGTATCCGTAAAGCATCAATTCAATTTCGCCAGTTGTTGGAACGTTGGCTGAAAGTGTTAATGCTGGAGACTCGAAGATTTCGATTGAACGAGGCTCAATGATGAACGCTGATTCGTCGATTGTTGTTGCGACCATATTTGCATCGACATATAGATCCAAGCCCAAGACGTTTCCGCGAATTGATGTTGGATTAGCAGTACCACCAGCATTTTGTGTCAATGGCTGAGCGTTGTAAATTGGACGACCAGTTGTATCAGTTGCACCCATCAAGAGTGACCACTGTGAAGTTCCGGCGACGTAAGCAGTTGCAGTGCGCTTTGTTGCATTGTACGCGGCTGCTGATTCTGTTGATACGAATGAAATGATTCCTGCTGATGATGCTGCAACCGCAGTTCCTTGTGTACCACCGGCAACAAGTTGAGCAATTACGTACTCATCAACTGCCTGAGCATAGCCATCACGAAGATTTGAGAGCATGATTTCATAGAAACTTGGATCTGATCGGTCAAGCAATTCGACTGAGTAGCGTTGGAATCCAGCCTTCTTGATTACTGTCGCATTGACGTAAGCAGAAGTGATTTGAGTTGTTCCAGTTGGATCTCCGCCTTCTGCCACTGTTGCAACTGTTGAGTTGGCAGTGATTTTAGGAATTGACACTGTCATTCCGTATGAGTTAAGTGGACGAGTTCCACCGCAAGCGTCCACTGTTGGACGAACCATTGTTGTATTAGTTGCAACGTCGCGGATATAGGAAACCGGTGAGAACGCTGGATTTGTTGTGAATGAATCATCGGCAGCCATTACGTACTGACGAGAATCTTCGTTGCCCATCTTCGCCTTGATTGTGTGCTCTAGGTATGCCCCTGGAGTTGCAATTGGTGAACGTGGCTTGGTGAAGTACAACGGACGAGTTGCATCTGTTGCAGTTACGACTTTGGAAGCCTCAACCGCTTCGGCTGCTGCTTCGGGAACGGCTGGAGTTGATTCCATTTCGTTTTCTCCTTGTGTAGTTGGTGTGTTTGTTTCTGCTTCTTCGGCTTGTGGCTCTGATTCAGAATTTTCTGTTTCACTTGCTGCGACTGCAACTTTTGCGCTCGCAATTGCTGGATCTGTTACTAGTGAGACTTCCTTGAGAGCACTAGCGCTAATAACTAGAACGCCATCGACATTCTTATACTTCTCAGCAAGAACTCCCACGCTAAAGCCATCACGCAATCCAGAACTGGCCTCGACCAGACTGTCGTTGCCGGCGGTTGTATTACCAATAGCGAACGTTGCATCAATTCCTTCGTCGGTGACTTTGTAGGATTTTAAGAATCCAATTGGCGCTTCGCGACGATGCTCAAGTAATAATTTCGTTGAATCGCCGAAAGTAATTGAGCCAGGCTTGAACGATGTTGCTCCGGCTGATGTTGATCCAGTTTCATTCCAGGTGACGATGCGTCCAGAGATTTCGCGCTTCGGAAAGTCAGTGGCCGTGACTTTGATTGAGAAGTCAAGATTCATCGGAGTTGGCTTTGTTTCTTTCATTTGATTGTGTCCTCTTCCATTCGGATTTCTTCTGACGTGATTGCACCTACATCGAAAAGCATCTTGTAAACTTCTGCACGTTCTTTAGCAGAGCCGCGAAGATAATCATCAAGATCGAATTTAACTTCTTGTGATGGCGGAACGAAATCATTTGGCATTCCAGTCATTGAAAGACGTTCTTCAATGGCACACATCACCGATCTCAAAGAGAAATCAACGAGCGTCTGACGTGAAAGATTGGCGTTGGAGTAGGTCATGCTGGAGCCAGTTTCTGCATCGACGTAATAAGCCGGAATGCCACACGCACGCGCCAATTCAGTCGCAACGTATGATCTAGCCTGATTCAATTGAAGTTTCTCTGGGTCAAATCCTAAAGCCTGTAATTCAACGTCAGCGTTTAAGAATGCAGTTGCGCGATTGCGTCGAGCAGCGCCCCAGGATTCAAGAAGTTTCGCGATGCGATCTGCTGGAAGTGCAGTGCCATTAGATTTCAACACCATCGTCGGAACTGGCTCGCGTGCGTACATAACCGCAGCGCGCTCCAATTCTGCACCGGCTTTAATTGTGCGACCGGCACGATTCAAGATTCCTTCGTCTGTTCCGTAGAAAACTGCAAGAGCGCCCACACCAGATTCTGGCGCTGGAATATTATCGACTGTGTAATACTCAATCTCTGTTCCGCGTGCATTTGTAATGATGCCGATGCGAGTTGGCGAGATTCTTTCTGCTGATCTGATGCGATACGTGTCTGCATAAATTTCAGTAATGCGCAGATACCCATACCCAAAGAGCAGCAAATCTTCGCAGAGCCAGGCATACGTGCTAGATCCTGGAACACGATGATCTGGCTGCATAATTACACGTGGAGGATTTTCTACTTCTTCGTGATCTGCTTTCATGCGAACTTCAAGCGGAATTGATGCAACGCTTGAACAAATTATGTTACGTGCCCGAGCACACGTTGGAACTGACATGAATTCAGCGCGAGAAGCAGTGATTCCAGTTAATCCGTAAAAGTTGTAAATTGAATCGCTCGTATTCGTCGGCGCAAGTGCTGCCTGGACGTCATACGTTGCAGCCGGAGCGGCAGTCGTGATGTTGCGAGAGAATAGACCCATGTGGCGAAGTCTAAGGCTCTCCTTTACATCTATCCGACCAGAATATCAATCTCCATCTCTGGGCGTGTCGCAAAGTGTGTCGCAAGAGCCGAAGCCACTGCCGCGCACACTGCAACCGAAGAGGCGCGCCGGCCGATAATCCAACCGCCATCGCCCATTGGTAATCTCACGGCGGATAATATCTGCTTGGATAATTCTGCCTGTTTTCCGTGAATCAATCTCTTTGATGTAATCGCCCCGAGAAGTTCGTCGCAACTTTGTCCATACAAGGCTCCGTCGATGTCAATGACGGGAATTCCTGCCGGTTGCAATCTAGCCGCAACGGCTGACGAAGTTCTCTTGCTGAACGCCACATATTCGAGCGGATACTTTCTGGCATAGGGAGCGATGTCATTGGCGATGGCTTTATCGTCTAAGGAGATTGGATTGTGCCAGGTGTGCAGAAGTTTGATGTTGAAAGTATCGTCCGGATTCTTCTGAGCAGCCACGAGCGCCCCATCTCTACGATCTGGCGATAAATCAAGGCCGAACCACGTGACCTTCTCGACATCAAGTTCAATCTCATCAGATCCACACTCTTCCCATTCCTTGACGGGAATTGCTCCGGAGATTGTATTGACCCAACGGCAGAGCACCTCCGTCTGGACGACATCTGGCGGATCATTGAGAACGGCGCGGATATTATCTTCGTGGATTGTGTGACCCAGCGCCGGATTGCTCGCGACCCAATTCTTCTCATCTTCAATCTTGTCCGAGAATGCTGACCACTCGAAATATGCGATGTCATCGTTTCCGCCGGCAGCCGAAGCCATACCGCGCTCGCGGAGTTGATTAAGAATCAAGGAATGCTGATCTCCAGCATTTGAGAACGTCCAGAGTTGAGGATTCTTAGCGGCCATCATCGTATATCTCATCGCTGACCAGGCTTCGGTGTCTTTCAACTGACGCGTCTCGTCCATGTACACAGTTTCCGGCTTAGCGAATCCACGCGCCGCAGCGTTTGCCGCCTTGACCACGTAGCGAGCGCCCGACATCAATTCAATCTCTTCGGATCCATGAGCCCATCGAATCTTCTTGACTTGTTTGGCCAGAGATTCATTGTTCTCGATGATGCTGACTACGTGTCGAAAAGTCTCCAGCGACGTCGTGAGTACGTGAGCCGAACCAAGTTGAAGCGATTCCTGCCATAGGAAAAGGCGAGCCAGAATTGACATCTCCATAATCGTGGATTTTCCATTCTGACGAGCGGCCACCACGACGACCAGAGGCGCGTGCCAGCGCCCGTCCGGCTTGACCTTAAGCGCGTGCTCGAACACGAACTTCTGCCACGGCATGAGATCAATGCCAATCTGAGAAGCGAACTCGATGATTTCTAAGCCCTTAGACGGCAAATCATTAAGCCTAGAGTGGATTCTGGGCGTTCCTGAGCCCATTAGGCGCTTCGGTTGGGTATCGATTCCCTGTTCGTCCCTGTTCGCCTCTGGTACGGCCTTGAGCGCCCTTATTTGACCCTGTTCAGCCTTAGTCATGACTTGTGCTCTCTTGTGTCGGTGAAAACGGAAAAGGAAGAGTCAGAGGTGTCCTTGCTACGCCAAAAAACGGGCTCATTCGGTTGCCTTTCGAGTAATTGCATCGTGTACACGCTGCTAAGAGGTTATCGGGCTCATCAGTGCCGCCCTTGCTGATTGGAATCACGTGATCCACAGTCGTGGCATCGTTGCCACAGTATTGGCAGAGATAGCCATCACGAATCAGTATGCGTTCACGTATCTTTGACCAGGCTCTTGTGCCTCCATTAGCTCTCGCTGACTTAGCTGCCATCAGTGATAGCCATTAGCTTGAAAGAATCTCCAACTGTTGCACATAGATCCGTAACGTCCTTTGATGTATCTGATAGACCAATCAATCTGGCGATAACCATCTAGGTTACGATACTTAGTGTTGCGCATTTGGCCAATACCGTAATGAGATCCGTTGCGAGCCTTTGGATCCCATCGTCGATTCTCTTTGTTTATCAGCTTATAGAAGCATTGATACTGCTCATCATTAACAATCCTTGAATGAGCATAGAGTTTGAATGAATCGCTTTGTGTAGCTGCTTTGGCTTCTGTTGTTGTGGATACTGTCAAAATCATAATTGACATAGGAATAGCCAATAAGTTTTTATTATTTTTAATCTTTATTTTTATTATCTTTTTATTTATCTTTATTTTCAAGATATTATCTTTCAAGTATAGCGATGGATCCTGACAATCTGTCAAGGATTGAGGCCGGAGTGTCGCATCGTCCACAAGTGCCTGTGGATAAGTATGTGGATAACTATTCAAGGCCAGCCACCAGCCCATCATCGACTAGCTTGACCGAGAATGCACCGCAACCAGAGCATTGAGCGAACCATTCGTGTTCGGTTAGCTCTGCTCCCTTAGTAATGAGATGTTCCCTGCGCCCATCACCATAGAGCTTCTTACAGATTGAGCAATCAAATCGCAGCAGTGGCATATTCGCTCCTGACCAATGTTTCAATCGGATTCAGATTGGCCTGATCGACCCACCAGGAATCCTGACGCGGATTCTTGAACCGCTTGCGTCTAGCAAAGGCTACTGGAAGCCAGCCGGCTATGTGATAAACCGGCGACTTGCCGACTACCAACACTGCGATGTCATTCTCACGATCATTCGGATAGACGATGAGATTGCCACCAACGTATGACGTCCAGCGCACTTCTAGCCCTTGACCTACATCAGCCCGTCGCTTGCCTTTGGAATCATTGATGTCATAGTCAAGGCCAAAGTATCTCGCCACAATCATTTCAGCTCCGAGAGATTCGGCGTATTCTGTTACGGCTTCGTGATTGTTAAGCTTTGAATTGTAACGAACTGTTACGCCTAGACTTGCTTCTTGAGCAAAGACCACATCGACGGCTCGTTTGTGAATAGCCCATTCATCAGCCGCACTTATTGTCATTTTCTGCATTCAACACAGAACCACAAGATTGGCTCTCCTCCGACGTTGTATTGGTAGCCCAGCTTGTCCAGTGTCCGAATCTTTTGGCAGTTGTCACAGTTTTCGACTTTGTATTCTGCAACGACTTTGCCATCAATTAACGTCCTGCCAATCATCGTGTCAATGTTGATGATTTCTGATACGGCGCTCATACCTGTGGCCTCCATTGTCCATCAGATCCGAGCATGTACCAGGCTGGCGGACACTGCTTTGCCTTAGTCTTTTCGGAGCACATATAACCGCCCCAGCCTTTTCCAGTCTTAGCCGATGTGCCTTCACGCCAAATCATGTGACCGTGAGAGCACAATGGAGCAGCAGCTACTTGAACGCCACCTAGTGTTTCTTTGATGGTGTCAATGGCCGTTCCCAGTGTTCGAATGCCGGCCTCTTCTGCCTCTTCACGTGTCTTAAACGATGGCACGTCACCGAATTTCGTGTTCCAATAGTCCGGCTCAGTGTTGGCAACCTTTGCTGGAAGCTTTTCAATCTGCTCCATAGTCTCGCGCACTGTTCGCTCTGCACCGCCCATGATGAGCTGCATAACTCTAAGAATTGCGCTGGTGACTGTATCTTCCACGAACCAGCGTTTCATGTTTTGCACATAAGCGCCTTGATAGCCATAAGCGAAATCAACGCCGGCTGGATATAGATCATCGGCATTTCTGTAACCAGTTGCCTTGACTAGAACGTAGCCCTTCTCGGCGCTAAATTCCATAATTTCTGTTTCAATGCGACCAGTCGGATATGTTGCAAGCCAGCGATCAGTGCGAGCGCGAGCAGCTTCGTAATTGTCCAAGAATCCCATTAGCGCACTGCCTGAGCTGAGATGTGACGGCCAACGGCTTTGCCGCGTTGATAGCCTTCTCTGTGGCCTTCTTTGTAGCCTACTGAATAGCTGACAATCGCCCAAAGAATACAGGCGATAGCCATAAGGACGAATAGTCCAATTTCACTTGTTGTCATTTTTTGCTCCCGTGGGAGCCTTGTCGAATGCTCCCAGATACAGAGTGACATCTATGTCCGACAATTTCAAGATTGACGTCGGCGTGTCTATTTCTTGAGAGCAATCTCCAGCATTAATTGATCTAAACGCTGCTCAATTCGAGAGACTTGATCCTTGAGAGAGTTCCCACCATTCGGTGAAAGCTCTCGCATGATCGACTTCACCATGAATCTCATTGACGAATAGATGGCAGTCAGCACCGCAAGAACAAGCCCACCGACCGCCGTCCATTCGCCCACGCTCACTTTTGACGACCGAAAGAAATGTCGTTTGGATTAGCCCAGCGAGCTAATACCGGAATAAGACCAGCGATAAGCCCCATGGCTAAATCTTTTGGATTTGTATTGCCTGTCATATAGACGGCCACCATTCCGGCTACTGATGATCTAGCCCATGATGCTGCTATTGCCTTGAATTGTGTCATTTCTTCTTCTCCTTTTTTGGCTTTGCCTCTGGAAGTGGCTCGACCACTGGATATTGTCCAGCATAAGTTACGAGCTTCGGCCTAGCGAAACCAACAATCTCCTTGCCAATATAGCGACGCTTAACCATCACCATTCCGCCGTTGCGTTGATCTCCACCATCTCCGGACGTGTTGCCTTCAATACAGAGAACGCTTGTCTGGCCTACCTTGACAACAATTCCAATGTGGCTGATGCGATCTAAGCCATCGTGCGGAAAGTCCATGAAGCATAGATCTCCAAGCTGCGGCTTATCTTCAATCCAGCGTCCAAGCTCTTTCATCTTATGAGCGCCAGCAGCAGTTGAAACCATTGATGGAATCTTCACGCCGGCAGTGTGGAACACCCAGTTGCAGAACGATCCGCACCAGGGCAATCCATCCGCCTTTGTAAATTTGCCGTACTTCGTAAGATTCTCGCCAGTCTCAATCGTGCCGACTTCAGCTAAGGCGACTTCAAGAATCCGAGCAGCAGTGCCATCGGGATACATCAGAGCCCAAGTGCCTTCAAATCATCAACAGTTAATCCAAGAGCTTCGAGTTTGGCTGCCGCTGATGCTTTTGCTTCTTGCGCCGCAATTTGTTCTGCCGTTAATGGCTCCGGTTCACAAGATTTCAAGTAAGCATCATGTTCGGCTTTTGTCATTTCACGATCTATGACTTCGCCAGTTTCTAAATTGTGTTCTCTCATCATTGGTCTAGTCATTAGTTCACTCCATAAATCTTCATAGATGGGCTTCCGTCAAAAGTTGCGGTACCAGTTAAAAAGACTTGCACACTAGTTACTGCGGATACGCTCTGAAAAATACCACTCCCATTAGTTACACCATCTCCACCAGTCGGATTTGTGCAACCGGTGCGCACGTCAAAAGCCTTAAAAGCATTAGTACCAGCGTAGTTATATATGTTTATTAAAGCGGCCGTATTATCGCCGCCTGTATCTTTCATATTTCGATTAGCAGTTAAAGGAATACAAGCTGAGCCACCGCCTGTAAATACTGCCCCCGTATTACCGTCCACTCCGCAAGATAAATACGTAGTTGTATTTGAGTTTAATCCCATTTTCATAATTCCTGCCGCCGTACCTGTACCTAAATCATCTATGCGTATTTGTAAATTTGTGTATGAGCCGCTAATTCCCGTAACGCTAGTAGATGAGCCAGTTAAAGTAGTTGTTGAAAGCAATGTCAAGCTTCCGCTTGCTGGTGCAGCCCATTTCAATCCTGTTGCTTCTGCTGAATCAGCAGTGAGGACTGTTCCGTTCGCTCCCACGCCAATTCGTGCATCTACTGTTGTGAAAGTAAATAAATCACCTTTAGTTGTTAATGGTGTTACATCGGATGTTGTTGTCCAAGCTGGCACACCGCCTGAAACTGCCAAAACTTGTCCGTTTGTGCCAATCGGCAATCGTGTATTTGTGTTCGCAGTTGCCGATGAATAAGCAATGTCACCAAGCGTCGTGCCTGGCTGCAATGCTTTCAATCGAGTATCTACGCCCTGCAATGCGACATCGAAATCGGCTGGAAGATCCGTAACAAGATCAGTTGCCGTAGGCAGAACGAAGCCATAATTCGTTGTTGGATTTGCCATAAGTATTTCCTTTCGTTATGAGACTATTGTGGCATATTGCCACTCTAAAGTCGGCGACACGGTATTCCATCGTTCTACTATTGGCACGTCATTCCATCGCATGGCTTGCAGTGAATAGGCCAATGGCGACATCAGAAGAGTGATGTCAAGTTGATTATAAGAAGCCCGGAAAGTCCAGCCTTCGACGAAACCTTGAAAGACGCCGGACGACATATTGAGCGGAAGGTCATTGAGTGCGATTGGCTGACCCATGAAGATATTGATCAGATCATCACGATCGGCATTGTCTAGCTCTGGATTGGTTAAGGCGTAAGTAATCGAATCAAAGATTGGCTGCGGATAAGCTCTAAGCTCAAGATAGAACGCGGCCTGAGCTTCTGCATCGGCTTGATGTTTAATCGTTGTCGTAATGATTTGCGAAAGATCGCCATAAATGGCTATTGATGTCGAATCAAGGTCACTGACTTCACTGGTGGAGCCGATGCCATACTTGATTGTAATGTCATTTCTAACATCTCCAGACCGTGTCTTGATTGTAATCCCTTGCCCTAAAGCGTGATTGGCCGTGAGATCTGTGTATCCGTTAGCTGCAAGATAAGTCGTGCGGTGTGTCGAATCAGCATAAGAAATGAGCCCGGACGCCGATTCATATATGTAGCCCAAGCCGCTACTAGCAAGCGCGGCTACTAAGTCATAAATCACAACACGATTTGAAGCTCTTTGTGCCAGCTCATAATTGCCCGGAGTGTCAATCTCTCCGATGCCGTTATTGCCAGCATTAGCCCACGTCGTAGTCGGATCATAAGTGTTCCATTGAAGCGCGGCTGGAACCTGCTGCCATTGAGCCAGCAGAACTTCGCGCAAGATTTTCTCAATTTGATTGCCATCAAAATCTTGAGTTAAGACGCCATTTGTGAGTGCCTTTTGAAGCCTTGCAAGGGCTCCTAGAGCCGTGATGGTAACTTCTTGAGTATATGCGCTAGAGCCGACTTGAGACACGCTCACGGCAATATCGACCACTGATCCGCCAAAGATTGGCACATAAACCGCCGAAGTGTCTTGGACTTCAATCGAAATGGTGTCATTGATTTCGTAGGGCAATGCAGCTTGATTGAAGATGATAAGAGTTACTGAGCAATAGCCGGCTTGAGCCTGAGTGTAGATATTTGTGCGACCGGACGTAATTGTCAGATTAGCAAGAACCGAATCTGTGACGTCCGTGCCATCAATTTTAACGCGCCAGACTGGAGCCCACTGTGTCATTAGATTCCCTGAAGTGCGCCGGCTCCGGCCGTGCCTCGGAAGAATGAATCATTAAGGACGTTCACGATTGTGCGAGCAGTACCTTCGGCATCTATTGCCCCATTTACCGTGACGTTAATTCGCTCGCCCGTTGAAAGGCCACCAGTAGCCGCTAATCGTGCAGCAGCATCAGATTCGCGCTTGTTTCTCAATCGTTCTGTTTCTGCCTTTAATTCTTCACGTCTGATAATTGCAGCTTGCATTGAAGCTGAATAAACGCCGATGTCTGCGCCGGTAGCTGGCGAAATGATGCCGGTGACTTGACCTGTTCCTTTTCCAGTATCAAATCCGCCATTACCAGATGGATCTACATTAAAATCAGAACCACCAGCTTTTAGACCTTTTGAATTATCTCCACCGCCAAAGAATCGAGTGATTGGATTGTCTTTCATAAGTTTAATAAATGCCTGAACCGCATTTATTACTTTTCCAATTCCAGAAAGAAGATTGGCAAATCCATTTACCAAGCCAGCAATGATTGCAGCTATAACCTTTAATGCGCCGCCTAAGCCTGTCACAAGAACTGGCACAACGTATTTTTGAATAAATGAAATCAAGTCTGCAAATGTTTCTTTATTATCTTCTACCGCTTTGGTGATTGGCTTGAAAAAATCAGCAAATTTACCAAGTGCCGGCACAACCTCATTCACGACAAATTCGACAAGTTGCTGAATAATTGGCAAAAGTCTTGCACCGACTGATTCTTTGGCTTCATCAAATGTTACTTTGAGAATCTCTAGGCGTCCGGCAAATGTCTCTGCATTAGCTGCTGCCGCTCCACCAAATAGATCCGTAAGCTTTGACTGCACATCTGTGAAAGACATCGCTTTGAGCTCTGCCGTAGATAATCCGATGCCTAACTTGCCAAGAGCTGCCGTGTTGCCGTCGTATGCCTTACCGAGTGCATTAGCTACCGAATCTAAGCCTTTGCCCGTCGCTTGAGAAATGTCCAGTGCAAGATTGAGAAGATCTTGAGCCTTTGTGACGTCGTTTGTAGAAAGAGCAAGTCGTTGCAATGCTGGACGAAGTTTATCGTCTGCAACACCTGTGGCCAAAGATGTCTTGAGAATCTGTTCTTCAACCGATGCAATCATTTGATTCGTTGCACCAGTTGCATTCTTTAATGCAGTGGCTAGACGTATTTGTGCAGCTTCATCTTCAATCGCGGCTTTGACTCCATCGACTGCAAGCTTGACGGCGTAGGCTCCAGCAGCAGCTCCGGCGGCTGCAAATGCAAGCCCAGCCTTCTTGCTAAATTCTCCCATCTTTGATGATGAGTTATCGACGTCTCCATTGGCTGCTGCTAATGATTTTTTTAATTGATCTACATCAGCAAGAATCGAGAGCTTGAGTGTGCGCGATTGTCCGGCCATTTACCACTCCTTCAAGATTCGGTCAAAAGCATTTTCCCACTTCGCGATGATGTCTGGCTGGATTTCGCGTAGTGTCGGATAAATAAACCAGCCCTTAGATCCGCCACGAAGTCCACTGCCTGACCAGACTGGGAATTGCTTAAACTTGTTAGATCCGAATTCTGTACCGCCCCAGAGATCCTTTGTCGTGCCACCGCCAGAAAACTTTTGACTTACAAAGCCGAAAGAGAGTTCGCCAATCTTGGAAGATTTAGAAACACGGGAGCCACTGGCAATCCTGTCGGCTGCCTTACCTCTGGAGATAGCCTTTTGCTGGATTTTGCCTTGAGCAAATTCGGCCAAAGCTGAGGATTCTCTTTTAGCTGCATCAGTAGCTTCAACGTCCATCGCCTTAAATGCCGACGTAATACGACGAAGATCAGCCTTGTCATAGGCAATCTCAACGTTGTCGCTCATTTTGTCGCTCCAATATCTCCAAAGCCGTCAGAATTTGCTCCGCCGTCGTCCATTCGCTCATCGGAATTTTTGTGGCTATTGCAAGCTCCACAATTATTCGATTGAGGCTTCCGACGGCGTAACTTTTGGGCTTGCGTCACCTGCACCAATATCGGCCACTGTTTCGCACCAAATTTCATAGCCTTTGACTGGCTTGCCACCGGCTTCGCGTTTGTGAGCATGATAAGCAAGAAAGAGAAGATCGGAGATTCCAATCTTTTCTTCAGCTTGCTGAATTGTATATCCTGACTTCTGCTCCCATTTTTGCCATTCCGGTGGAGCCGCCGTATAAGTGGCGACTTCACCGGACTGATATGTGACTTCGATGTTCAGTTTCATTTTGTGCTCCCGTTTCTAGTTAGTTTAACTGATTGTGATAACTGGTGTCGTTGCGCAAAGCATTGACCAAGAATCTGTCTGAGCATCTGGTGCAGTGCCGCCAGCAGTTGGTGCTACTGGGAAAGCAGTGCCAGCAAATGACGCGCCTGTTGCAGTGAGCAGAGTGAAAGCCAGTGCAGTATTTGGAGCAGAAGTGAACGCAGTCCACATCGCTTCAAAGAGTGATCCGGTTGCGCCCCAGTCTGCAAGAAGCTCGATATTAAGTGTCCATTGATCATCAATGTGCTTATAGGCTTTTCCATCAAGTGTCTGATAAGTAGTGATGACTGGAGCATTAACTAAAGTGACCGCAGTTGTCTGCGCGTCGTAATTCACGGTGGCAAGAGTGAAAACTATGTCGCGACCGGTGACTATTGTTGTTGGCATTTCTTTGTCTCCTTAGATTGTCTGTTGTGTGTAGTAAGTGCTGACCGCGAGATCCGCCACTAGTAGATTCGATGCGCCCACCGATTGGATTGTCGGACGTTGAACGTCTCCGACTGTGTAACCTGTTGGCATCGCTGCGATGATGCTAATAATAAGCTGCTCAAGATTGTCCAGTGCTCCGGCCGTGTTGTTGTAAGCAACGGCCGCAGTGACCACGAAATTGATTTTCACGCGTACCTGCGATTTGCCGATTGTTGTCGTTTCTAAATAGGGCGAATCGGGAACGATTACGCAAGCTGGAGGAATGACTGCCTCTGGAGGCGATGAATAAACTGATGCAACGACGCCAGAGAGAGCAGTCGCAAGAGTGCCTCTGACGTTAGTCGCGATTGATGTTGGTGTAGGCATCACATAGCCATTGTTGAAACGTCGATGTAATTACCTATGAGCCCAATGATTCGATTTTGGAGTGAGCGCCCCATACGAAATGGCGAAGGCTGAAAATCTACTCCTTCAATCTGACCGCCTGGTGCGACCACGCTCTGGAAAATCTCAACGCTGACGATAGTGACCGCCTGTTCGACTGCGTCGGTATTTGCGTAGAGCGTGGCCGCGTCTGCCCCAGATAGATAAACAACGCCGCCAGGAATTACCGGACGAAATGTTATGTCATCGTTAGTGAGCGCGCATGTGAAATAGAAATAAGGAGCCGGATAAGCGAAAGGTAAGTAAGGAAATGGATCATAGTAATTCGATGTGACTGTCTTTGTTCCGTTAAATGTAGATGGAACGCAACCTGTAATCACAACACTTTGACCAGCGACGAATGTATTTGGCTTTTGAGTGATGTAATAGGCGACATTGTTTTGAAGATAAACGGCGGCGACTGAATTTTGATTAGCAGTCAATAGCGGCAGAATTACTTGCTCAGCTGAATCGATAATTCCTTCAAGATAAGCATCAGAATAAAGAGAAACAGAGACGCCAAGAACCTGTCTAAGACTGGCGACTGTAATGATTGCTGGCATCTCTGTTCCCTTTCGTGAGCTGCTGGGCTAGATACGGGAGCGCACCTAGCCCATGATTAAGTGGATTAAGTTAAATTGAAGCGACGTAGACCACCCGCAAAGACGGCCTGAGCTGCAATATATCCATATAGTGAAATTTCGATTTCTCCGGTAGTTGGCACATTTGTGGCCAAAGTTAAAGCTGGAGATTCGAAGATTTCGATTGAACGTGGCTCGATGATGAATGCTGACTCATCGATGCTTGTGCTCACCATGTTGGCGTCTGTGTAGTAATCGAGTCCAAGTACGTTTCCGCGAATCGCAGTTGGATTTACTGTTCCGCCTGGATTCATTTGCATTGGCTGAGCATTGTAAATTGGACGTCCAGTTGTATCTGTCGCAGAAAGTAAAGTGCTCCAGATTGAAGTACCAGAAACGAATGCAGTAGCTGTGCGCTTTGTTGCATTGTAGACGGCTGGTGATTCTGTTGATACGAATGAAATAATGCCGGCTGAGTCAGCAGCAGTTGCAGTCGCTTGAGTTCCGCCGGCAGTAATCTGAGCGATTACATATTGATCAGTTGCCTGAGCATACGCATCGCGAAGATTTGCCAACATGATTTCATAGAAACTTGGATCTGATCTGTCAAGAAGCTCGACACTGTAGCGCTGAAATCCCATTTTCTTAATTACGGTAGCGTTCACATAGGCTGAGGTAATCGCGGTTGTTCCAGTTGGATCTCCGCCTTCTGCCACTGTTGCAGCAGTCGAATTTGCAGTGATTTTAGGAATCGAAACTGTCATTCCGTAGCTATTAAGCGGACGTGTTCCACCGCAAGCTTCAATGACTGGACGAACTGCGTTTGTGTTTGTTGCTACATCGCGAACGTATGACACTGGTGAGAACGCTGGATTTGTTGTGAATGAATCGTCAGCAGCTTTTACATATTGACGAGAATCTTCGTTGCCAAGTCCTGCTTTGATTGTGTGCTCAAGGTATGCGCCACCAGTTGTAATTGGTGATCGTGGTGATGTGAAATAAAGCGGACGAGCTGCCTCGGCCTGTACGACTTTGGAAGCCTCAACCGTTTCGGCTGGTGCTTCTGTAACGGTTGGAGTTGTTTCCACTTCGTTTTCTCCTTTGGTAGTTTGTTCTTCTGTTTCCACGACGGATTCAGAATCTTCTAGCTCACTAGCTGCGACCGCAACCTTTGCGCTTTTTATGGCTGGCTCTGTGACTAGTGAGACTTCTTTGAGCGCACTTGCGCTAATAACTAGAACGCCATCGACGTTCTTATACTTTTCAGCCAGAACGCCAACACTAAAGCCGTCGCGTAATCCAGAAAATGCCTCTTCCAAAGCATCAGATCCGGAAGTTGTTTTGGCAACAGAAAAAGTTGCGTAAATGCCTTCTTCATCTTCCTCGTAATCTTTTAAGAATCCGATTGGAGATTCACGGCGATGCTCAAGTAATAATTTCGTAGTATCGCTAAAAGTAATTGAGCCAGGCTTGAACATAGTTGATCCGGCTGATGTGGAGCCTTCTTCATTCCATGTGACGATGCGGCCAGAGATTTCGCGTCTTGGAAAGTCTGTCGCCGTGACCTTCATTGAAAAGTCAAGATTCATCGGAGTTGGCTTGATTTCTTTCATCGGATCATTTCCTCTTCTAGTCGGATTTCATCGGAAGTTAAAGCTCCGATGTCGTAGAGAATCTTGTACACATCTGCGCGCTCTTTTGCTGATCCGCGCAAGTAATCGTCTAAATCGAATTTAACTTCTTGTGATGCTGGAACGAAATCATTTGCCATTCCAGTCATTGAAAGACGCTCTTCAATGGCACACATAATCGGACGAAGTGAGAAGTCCAGCAAAGATTGACGCGCAAGTGTTGCGTTTGTGTACGTCATACTAGATCCGGATTCTGCATCGACGTAATAGGCCGGAATGCCGGTAACTCTGGCGAGCTCGGTCGAAACGTACGATCTGGCTTGATTGAGCTGCAATTTCTCTGGATCGAATCCTAAAGTCTGCAATTCCACGTCAGCATTCAAGAATGCAGTTGAACGATTGCGACGTGACTGCCCCCAAGATTCGAGAAGCTTTGCGATGCGATCTGCTGGAAGTGCAGTGCCATTAGATTTCAAGACCATCGTTGGAACTGGCTCGCGTGCGTACATTGTCGCAGCGCGTTCTAATTCTGCACCAGCTTTGATTGTGCGACCGGCACGATTGAGAATGCCCTCATCTACGCCGTAAAAGACTGCAAGACTTCCAACGCCTTCGTATGGCACTGGAATTGAATCTACGCAGTAATACTCAATCTCTGTTCCTCTGTCATTAGTTTTAATTGTGACGCGAGTAGGATCAATGCGTTCTGCACTGCGAATGCGATATGTGTCGGCGTAGATTTCCAAGATACGCATGTAGCCGTATCCGTATAGCAATAAATCTTCTGCAAGCCAGGCATAGGTTGCGAATCCAGGAACGCGTGGATCTGGCTGATTGATAACCTTTGGAGGAGATTCAACGCGAGCGCCATCTGCGCGAGTGCGAACCTTAAGCGGAATTGATGCAACGCTTGACGAAATTATGTTGCGTGCTCTGGCGCATGTTGGCACTGACATAAATTCAACGCGAGAGGCAGTGATTCCGGCAACGCCGTAGATATTATAAAGCGAGCTAGTGACATTTACTGGAGCAAGAGAAGCTTCAATGTCAGAAGTGGCAGCCGGAGCTGCGGTCGTTACTGTGCGCGAGAATAGACCCATGTGGATAAGTCTAAAGGCTTGCTATACATCTAACCAACCATGATGTCCATCTCCATCTCTGGGCGTGTCGCAAAGTGTGTTGCAAGTGCCGAAGCCACTGCCGCGCACACTGCAACCGAAGAGGCGCGCCGGCCGATGATCCAACCGCCATCGCCCATTGGTAATCTCACGGCCGATAATATCTGCTTGGATAATTCTGCCTGTTTTCCGTGAATCAATCTCTTTGAGGTAATCGCACCGAGCAATTCATCGCAGCTCTGGCCGTAAAGTGCGCCATCGATGTCGATTACAGGAATTCCGGCTGGTGCAAGTCGCGCAGCTACGGCAGAGCTTGTTCTTTTGCTGAAAGCCACATATTCAAGCGGATACTTGCGTGCATAGGGCGCGATGTCGTTGGCGATAGCTTTATCGTCTAGCGAAATCGGATTGTGCCAGGTATGTAGAAGCTTGATGTTGAAAGTATCGTCCGCATTTTTCTGAGCGGCCACAAGCGCCCCATCTCTACGATCTGGCGATAAATCAAGTCCGAACCACGTCATTTTCTCAACGTCGAGATGAATCTCATTAGATCCACACTCTTCCCATTCCTTCACAGGAATCGCTCCGGAGATTGTATTGACCCACCGGCACAACACCTCCGTCTGGACGACATCTGGAGGATCATTGAGAACGGCGCGGATATTATCTTCGTGGATTGTGTGACCAAGCGCCGGATTGCTCGCGACCCAATTCTTTTCATCTTCAATCTTGTCCGAGAATGCTGACCATTCGAAATAAGCAATGTCATCGTTTCCACCAGCAGCCGATGCCATACCGCGCTCGCGTAGCTGATTCAAAATTAAACTATGTTGATCTCCGGCGTTTGAAAATGTCCAAAGCTGCGGATTCTTAGCGGCCATCATCGTATAGCGCATCGCTGACCAGGCTTCGGTGTCTTTGAGCTGACGTGTCTCGTCCATGTACACAGTCTCCGGCTTAGCAAATCCACGAGCTGCTGCATTAGCTGCTTTGACCACGTAGCGAGCGCCGGACATTAGCTCAATCTCTTCGGATCCGTGAGCCCAGCGAATCTTCTTTACTTGCTTTGCCAGTGATTCGTTGCTCTCGATAATACTGACCACGTGCCGGAAAGTCTCCAGCGATGTAGTCAGTACGTGAGCCGAACCTAATTGCAAAGATTCTTGCCAAAGGAAAAGGCGAGCCAAGATTGACATCTCCATAATTGTGGACTTGCCATTCTGTCGAGCTGCAACGACCACGACCAAAGGCGCGTGCCAGCGTCCGTCCGGCTTAATTTTCAAAGCGTGTTCGAACACGAATTTTTGCCAGGGCATTAAATCGACGTTCAGAGAAGCTGCAAAGTCGATGATTTCTAAGCCCTTAGACGGTAAATCGTTGAGCCTAGAGTGGATTCTGGGCGTTCCTGAGCCGATTAGACGCTCTGGTGTAGGAGAGATTCCCTGTTTGTCCCTGTTCGCCTCTGAGACGACCTTGAGCGCCCTTGTAGAGCCCTGTCCAGCCTTAGTCATGACTTGTGCTCTCTTGTGTCGGTGAAAACGGAAAAGGAAGAGTCAGAGGTGTCCTTGCTTGTCCATAAAACACGCCTGTTCTGTTGCACTT